GTCTCCAGCCATGGCTTGAATTAGATGCCACTTCGCACCATCCTCTTTCGTGATTGTGAAAGATTCATCAAAGTTCCATAGCATTCCAGGGATTTGTTTCATGTCCTTATCTGGACTAACAATGATATTGCCAGGATATTTCGTAGCATATATACCCATTGCGTCGTCTGCCTCTAAGGTAGGCATTTTAATTACTGAATATTCTTCAGATAATTTATTGATGACACGCCTGTAACCGCAAGGCTTCTTACGATTTCGGTGTCCTTTATAGTCAGCTTGGATGTCCTTACGAAAGTTTTTACTGTCACTAAAGAACAGTATCATATCATCGAAAGATCCAAACTTATTAGCAATCTTATTTAGTTCACGTTTTACACAGCTGTAAGCATCTTTGAATGTAGAGGTGACAATAATAACGTCATCTCCAAAATCAATCTCTGATTCTGCAGCTGCACAACATTTGTAAACTATAAAATCTGCATCACATAATAATTTCATAGGTTAGTGGACCTCAGCCCACGTCGCACCTGATTTTGCTTCAGCTGCTATTGGTAATCTGAGGGAGTAATATTCGCCACTTTCAGCAGCGGAAAGAACAAGAAGAGATTTGAGATCATCAACATGTTCTGGGTGGGATTCATACTGTAGCTCGTCATGAATAAAAGCGAGCTGATTGCAGCGTAAACCCATTTCTTGTGTGTGGTCATGGGTGATTTTTAACCAACGTTTTGCAATAACTCCAGCTGAACACTGAAGTAAATAATTAAGAGCTTTGTGTTGACTATCTACGAATATTTTCCGTCCGTCGATAGCCAAGATCGTGCCTGATGCAGACCTTTTCTTAACAGCCTGTAGTAGCTCTGATAATCCATCAATGGCTTCGATGAACGCGGCTCGTACCTGTTTTCCTCTAGCTCTTGCTTTATTTGTCGATAGTTGTTTATCGACTGAGAGTCCAATTTTGACATCACCTGCTCCATATAAGAAGGCATACGTGACGGTCTTAACGTCGCGCCTCGTTATGCCAATTTTGTCTGCATTGACCTGATGGATATCTCCGTTGAGGAGGATGTCGGCATATCTACCTCCGTCGTATCTGGCGAGGTAGTGAGCAAGCATCCTGAGTTCAATGCCACTAAGGTCAGCCCCGCACATAACCATTCCTGGAGAGGCGGTGAATAGATTTCTAAAATTCTCATCTGCTGGTACCTGGGCTAAATTTGGTTTTCGATGGGCTGCTCGAAAAGTATTTGTACTTACTGAGCAATGATGGTGTATTCGGCTAGATGTCGTACATAGCTTCAGCCATGCGTTCACGCCTTCGGATATCATTCCTAATGCTTTCTTCAGTTCCAAGCATCGGAGAAATTGAAGAGCTATATCCGTCCCAATTTCCTTTAAGACGATCTCGTCTATCACGGGCTTGCCGTTCGAGCTTATTAATGAGGGTGTCCATCCATAATGAGACGTCAGTATCCATGCAATATGATCTCTTGATGTAGGGTTTAATTCTTTAAGTCGTACGCTTTCAGCGCCAGCGACATAGCCTTGGGTCCGATTATTTCGTTTAGGATTGAATACTGATCCGGCAACGAAAGGATGCCTGTTGCGTAGTAGTTGAGTAGTTTCTTCCAATTCTGTTCGGAGAGACGATTCAAGTTCCCATGCAGCGCGTTCATTAAAATACCATCCATGTAATTCCTGTTGGGTGAGTATGGTTGCAACTGAATGCTCTAACGAGCACCAGTCAGGTAAGGGTGAAAATGGTCGCATAATTTCTTTGTAACTTCTACGTCCTGAACGCAGTAATCTTCCATCTCTTGACTCCACTCTGACCAATCACTCGTCTTACCAAACTCTCCCTTGTATTCTCCAAGCCTATACCCGTATGACTCAAGACTATGGCGGCCATAAAGTTGAAGTGGCATGTGTCTCCACTTATGTTTATGGTCTATGTCATAGAGATTTGGGTGGTATAGACGTGATAGAAGAAGAGTGTCAATAATACGAGCACGGGGAGTGAAATAGTTATATAATTTGCGAAGCACCGCGCAGTCAAAACCAATAACGTTGTGGCCAACAATCGTGTCAGCAACAAGTAATTTATTAATTCCCTCAGAAATGGAGTATCGGTTATTCTTTTCATCGTTGTAAGTTTCTATCTCATCTGTAGTGGAGTCATATATTGCTATGCAATGAATACGTGTTACATCGTGCAGTAGACCATTTGTTTCTAGGTCAAAGACGAGTGTCATTTCTGCATCCACTTATAAGTCTTGTCTACAAACTTGGCTTTTTTCTTTGCCTCCTCGCTAGGTGGCTTAGGTTTATTCAGTTTTGGTGGTTCCTTGGCATGTTCATACCATGGATGTTCGTATTCTCCTTCCTCAAAAATCCGTGGTTTCCGCTGTTTGGCTGGCTCCACGTAGAAAGGATGGTTCTTCAGCATCATTCTCACTAAATCTACAGTTGGATAAGTCATAAGTTAATTTGCAAGCTATACCTGTTTCGCCTGAAT